AGAAGGATGCTGTCGCGGAAGAAAACGGCGACGACGAAGAGAAGAAGGATGCTGTTGCGGAAGAAAACGGCGACGGCGCCGAGGATGAAGAGAAGAAGGATGCTGTCGCGGAAGAAAACGGCGACGACGAAGAGAAGAAGGAACCTGCGAAGTCGATGGCTGAAGGAAAATTAAAGATTTCGTTCAAGATGAACGAAGCCAAGCGACTCTTTGAAAATAATACCGTGCTGACTGAAGAGGATAAACGTCAGTCTCGTGTTTTATTCGAGAGTGCCGTGCGCTCTGTAGCCAAGCAAATCGGTGAACAATTCCGTGATGTGTATCAAGCACGATTTGATGAGGCAAAGAAGCAGCATGAAGAAAAAGCTTCGAAACAGATTGACCAATATATGTCGTATGTGGTCGAGCAGTGGATCAAGGACAACAAGATTGCGCTTCAGAGTCAACTGCGGAATCGTCTCACGGATAGCTTTATTACCGGACTTCAGAAACTCTTCGTAGAGCACTACGTTGAGGTGCCTAAGTCAAAGATAAATGTAGTAGAAGCATTAGCAAAGAATGTGAAATCATTGAAGACAAAGTTAAAGAATGCAGAAGCGCAGAATGTGAAGCTGCATACTGAGGCAAAAGCTGCGGTGAAGCGTGAACGAATTGCATTAAAGAAGGAACACAAGTCGCGATTGATTGCAGAAGCCGCAGGTGCGGTGACCGCAGCGGATCGCGGTGCATTTGTGGAACGTGCAAATACCGTGAAGTTTACAGGAACGAAAGAGTTCAAGAAGGATTTGATTGCTCTGCGGGATCAGTACTTTAGGGCCACGAAATCGGTTGAGCGACCGAGTAATGAGCCCGCTGCTGCTCCACTTTTTGAGACGAAGCCATCAACCAATTCGAGTGTGGATACCTACACAAAAATTGTGGATCGTCTCACAGGGCGATCATAAACGCTCAGTTTATTAATCACTAGTTCATTTATTAGGAGAAGTTACATGTCTATTCTTAAGAGTCAGTTAGAAAAGAAATGGGCGCCCCTGCTCGATCATAAGGGTATGCCCAAGATCAAGGACGAGTACCGTCGCGCAGTGACGGCAGTTGTGCTTGAAAATCAAGAGCGTGAAGCTCGTAGGGCTGCCGGTTCGTCCGGTGAATTCCTTACGGAAACAGTTCCCGCAATGGCCGCGGGTACTGGTGGTTTCGGTGCTGGCGCCACGGCTACAGGACCGGTCGCTGGATTTGACCCGATTCTGATCGCGTTAGTGCGTCGTTCGATGCCGAACCTCATTGCGTACGATGTGTGCGGTGTGCAGCCGATGAACGGTCCGACCGGACTCATCTTCGCGATGCGCTCACGTTACGGTTCGCAGTCCGGTGACGAGGCACTATATCAGGAAGCCAACACGGCATGGTCAGCAGCGGGTCAGGGTGGTACACATAGTGCGAACGCCAACCCGTTCTCTGCGTCGTTCGGTACTTCATCGGGTGCTAACACCGCGTTTGGTGAGTCACTTGGTGTCGCCAATGCGACCGGCGGGCTTGAAGCGACCAACGCTATTCCACAGATGGCATTCAGCATTGAGAAGGTTACAGCGACCGCTGTGACACGTGCGCTCAAGGCCGAGTACTCGGTGGAAATCGCGCAGGACTTGAAGGCAATTCACAATCTCGACGCAGAATCGGAACTCGCAAACATTCTCTCGGCTGAAATCCTTGCGGAAGTCAACCGTGAAGTGGTGCGTAATATCGGTTATGCGGCAGCCAACGGTGCAGCGCAGACAGCTACCGCTGGTACCTTCGACCTCGATGTGGACAGTAATGGTCGTTGGTCAGTCGAGAAGTTCAAGGGATTGTTCTTCCAGATCGAGCGCGAATCGAACGCGATTGCGAAGCAGACTCGTCGTGGCCGTGGTAACATCATCATCACCTCATCGGACGTGGCGTCAGCTCTCGTCTCGGCGGGTGTGTTAGATTACACTCCGGCGTTACAATCGAACTTGGACGTAGATGACGCGGGCAACACGTTTGCGGGTACCTTGATGGGACGTTACAAGGTGTTCGTCGATCCGTATGCTCCGAATGGTGCAACAACGGAATACTTCGTGGTCGGTTATAAGGGTACGTCACCCTACGATGCGGGTCTGTTCTATTGCCCGTACGTGCCGCTCCAGATGTATCGTGCGGTTGATCCCAACTCGTTTGTGCCGAAGATTGGATTCAAGACTCGCTACGCGCTAGTCTCGAACCCGTTCTCGAAGGGCACAGCAGGTCAGTCGAACGGTTCGATTGAAGCGAACGTAAATCAGTACTACAGAAAAGTAAAGGTGGCAAATCTGTTCTAGTAATAGAACACTTTTGGAAGAGAGGGGCAGGAGCAATCCTGCCCTTTTCTTTTTATTGCTTACCTAAATACTTTTATGAGCACTCTCTCTATTCCGTCTGATACATTCAATTTATTTCCCGCCGACGCTCTTAGTCATGTGATGCGGTTTGCACGACTGCCCATGACGACATACGTAATTCAAGAAGTAAATCTCCCTACAGTATCGACTCGTACCGCAGTTATAGCTACACCGGGTATCAGTACAAAACATCTACCGGATCGATTGACGTATGATCCGTTGACGATATCATTTTTAGTGGATGAAGAATTTCGTGCCTGGCGCGAAATTTATGCGTGGATGTATGGAACGGTTGGTGGGCCTGATCGTAGTGTGGTAACTGCCGAGTTTCTTAATTCGCAGGAAAATTACATTAAGTATGAGAAACCCGCTGGGCGATTAGATAGAGCTGGTCGTACGGATGCAGGATTGACTATTGTTAATGCGGCAAAAATTCCACTTCTGCGATTCATTTTTTATAATGTGTATCCTATATCATTAGGGCAAATTCAGTTTTCTACGACCTCCACTGACCCCATTACTCCATTGACATGCCAAGCCACATTCGACTACGAGTATTATTCCATCATGGAAATACGTCGATAATGATATACTAATGTCACGATGACACTTGAAGCACTTCATACTGAATGGGCAAAGGATCAAGATCTTCCTCTTGATCGGCCCGACAAAGCAATTCGTGATGTTCCGCTGCTGCATGCAAAGTGGTGGCGATATTATACAGATGAACGTCAACGGTATCTATTACTCAAACAAGAGCACGATGGTTTACGGCATGCCAAATTCGAATGGTACGTTGGGCGTCTCGATGAGACAGAACGAGAGAAGTATGGTTGGCCTCATCAGCATTTACGCATTGTGCGACAGGAAGTTGAAACCTATTTGAATAGTGATGCAGACTTGCGACCATTAGCAGGAAAGCTTGAGATACAGGAAACCAAACTGAAATTCATCGAGGACGCGATTAAGCATATCAATGCACGAGGATATCTTATTCATTCGTATATTGATTTTTTGAAATTCTCACAAGGGGCGTAAGTATGCTTTGGGTGGAGTAATGTGGCTGATATTATTCTCGCACCGCTAAACTACGCATTCATTCATATCTGGACCGACGAAGCGATTGAGCGCGAACTTTCGAATGAGTTTTCATTCATTGTCCCATCTGCTCAATACATGTCCATCTATCGCAAGAAAAACTGGGACGGAAGGATTCGCTTATTCAATCGCGTATCTAAAACTATCTATGCGGGATTGTCTGCAAAGGTTGAACGGTGGGCCAAGAAACGAGGCTATACCGTCGAGAATCGTATTCCCATTACTACAAGTACATGGTCGGGGGTAGATACCACTGCACTTCTCACGCAATATCCCGTTCCATTTGATATTCGGGATTATCAGCAAGTCGCGATTACTCACGGATTACATCGTCAACGATGTGTGCTTATCTCACCGACTGCTTCAGGAAAAAGCCTGATTCTGTATTATCTTGTTCGTGCTCGCATGTCGCACGGGCCCATTTTGCTGATTGTACCTACTATCTCATTAGTGTCGCAGATGGTACAAGATTGGAAAGATTACGGATGGACGAATGTCGAGCAGTATGTACATTCTATTCGTGGAGGAATACCGAAACAGACTGATAAGCCTGTGGTGGTCTCCACGTGGCAATCTATTTTCAAGCAGCCGGAATCATGGTTCGTCCGATACACCACCGTGTTTGGTGATGAATGCCATCTATACAGAGCAGACTCGCTGCGCGGGATTATGGAAAAAGTGCCGGATTGTCCAGTTCGCATCGGAGTCACGGGAACATTAGATGATGCGAAATCCAATAAGCTAATGGTCGAGGGCGTTTTTGGGCCGTCATATCAAGTTGCTCGCACCGCAGAGCTTCAAACGCAGGGATATCTGACACCAATTAAAATTCAGGGACACTTTCTTCAGTATGGCAAATATGATAAGTGGATGATCAAGGAACACAAACGCAACTATCAAGACGAGTTAGATTATCTGGTACAACATTCCGGTCGTATGAACTGGTTAGTTGACTTCGTGTCGCAGTTGCCGAATAATGTACTTATTTTATATCAGTTTGTTGAAAAACATGGTATTCCATTATACGAGGCGATATGCCGTAAACTTGGCAATACTCGTCCTATATATTTTGTAAGTGGAGATATTGATGCGGAGCAACGGGAGCGAGTACGATCACTCCTAGAGCACTCAGAACACCTTGTATTAGACTTTGGCGAGCTTCAGGTGCGATGTACTCTCAATGAGTGGGTTCCATTATCAAATGGTCAGCAAAAGCTTGCCAAGGACATTTCTAGTGAAGATGATATAGCAGAACACTGGTGCCGCAGCAATAGTAGCCTACTGAAAATATCTAAATAGAAATAGGGTAAGTATGTCCCAACAATTTGTTTAACGATCAATAGAAAAGGATACCACGTATGGCACAATGGGGTAAAGTAGATCGTAAAGAGGATTCGCCGATTTGGGCCCCCGCTCAGGTGGGGAAAACTCAGGATCGATTACAAGCAAATGCTTTGTTCAACAATACAACTTCTGATGCTTATATCACAAGTATGACAGTGGGTACCTATGCTGTAGGTGTGGATGAAATGAGCGATTCTGCGGTGGGACAGGTTGCGAGTGTGTCGGTCACTGCTGCTGGAACGGGATACACCGAACGTCCCACGGTATCATTCTCCGGTGGAGGAATTGGTGCTTCAGGAGCGACTGCTCAAGCCACAGCAAAGATTGTTACGGGAAGCACCATTCATGCGGGCGGGTCAGGATATGCGCCTGGAGATGTCGTAACCATTAACACATCGGGTGCTGCGGGTGCCACAACCAGTGCTAAATTTAATATCGCGACAGTAAATGCGTCAGCGTCGAACACCGCGCTAACGCTGACCATTAACACTGCAGGCGCCTTTACAACGTTACCAACGCGTGTCGCAAATAATGACGTAACCGCTACTACAGGATCGGGAACTGGCCTTCGAATCAATCTGGCCTTTGGTGTATTAGCAGTTACGATGACAGCGAACGGTACTGGATTCACTTCGGCACCTTCGGTTTCGTTTGGTGGTGCGGGAGGGTCGGGATCTACCGCGACAGCAGCACTTGCCTCAGAGCAAAGTAAAGTCACACATGCAGGATGGGTGCTTCGCAAGCAGACGATTCCGACGGTCGGGATCATGCCCAGCCGTACGCAGTATGAAACACTGGTAGCAATGAAAAGCATTAGCGGTAGTGACACTGACGATTCGTTGTTACCCGAATAGTCAACATTCACAATCATAATAATGTAAAGGGGGAGACATATGTCTCCCCTTTTTGTTCCTACTATATATTGTATGATATACTATGAGTGCAATGAAACCTTTATTTGTGCGACAAGAAACTGTTAAAAATGCAATTTTGGTTGCGTCATATGGTACATTCAGCACAGGTGTTAATATTCGCAAACTGCACCATGTCGTGTTTGCCTCGCCGTCGAAGAGTCGCTATCGTGTGCTGCAAAGCATCGGACGAGGATTGCGGCTACATGCCAGCAAAAAGGTGATGTACGTGATGGATCTCATCGACGACGCCCACCAAAAATCCTACGTTAACTACTGTTACAAGCATTGGTCGCATCGGGCAAAATTCTATCAAGAAGAGTCGTTTCCAATTGAAGTGTACACTCACTCTATTAAGGACTCGTATGGACAATCCAACTAATCCAGATACTCCAGATGGTGTACTACCATTAGATCCGATGTTTAATGGAATGCCAGTACTGGTGCGACTCGTTGGACGGGAAGACATTTTATGTATTCTGTTTCAGAGCCGCGAAGAAAATGAGTCTCGATTGTTTATGGAACGCCCGCTACGAATTCTTATGGAAGAAATAACGCCAGAGCAATCGGCAAGGAATACAATTGGTCGCACCAACACGGTTTACTCGACAGTACGTACCAGATTTGATCGATGGATTCCATTTACATCCGCTCTAATATTTCCAATCTATCCCGAACATATTCTGTCTATTGCGCCTCTAGCGGATGCGTATACGAACTCATATATGCAATGGGCGGATCAATTATACGAAGGAGATCCGATAACATCGCATTCCCCCACAACACCGGGAACATCCGATAATATGTCCTCCGGCGATACTATTGGCAATATTGAACGGTCATATATTGATTATTTACTTCATAACTTTACGCAAAAAGGAAAACCTCACTAATGGCCGAAAAACATTATGTAGACAATAAAAAGCTGTTTGGAGTGATGGTAAAATATCGGACAGCGATAGATAAACATCGGCGAGCGCAGAAAAAAACCAAACGAAAACTAAAGCCGCCGAGAATCCCCGATTATGTGGGTGAGTGTTTACTTAAAATCGCAACTCGATTATCAAACAAACCAAACTTTGCAAATTATACGTTCCGTGAAGATATGATTTCTGATGCGATGGAGAATTGCATTCTATACATGCATAACTTTGACCCAAAGAAAAGTCAAAACCCCTTTGCATATTTTACACAGATTATTCATTATGCGTTTATTCGTCGCATTGAGAGGGAAAAGAAATATTCATATACCAAGTATAAGTTTGCGCTACACAAAGCTCAGCAGAAAGAAAACTATACAGTTGATACAAATGAATCGTACGATATCTCCGATCCATCGTGGACATCTTATGAAAATGTGCATGATTTTATTCGCACATATGAAGAAAAAATGTCCCGCGCTCGTGCCGCAAAATTTTCTGATGAAAGCGATGACGATATTGTTTCATTTGATATACTAGAGGATGATGTCAATGAAGAACGGGCATTAGATGGCATTCCAGAAACAACCAATGTCTATACTGATCCGGATGAAGAGCAGGAATGAGTCAATATATGTTCAATCAGAAAATGAGTGTTGATAATGTCGAAAAGAATTCCCATTGTCACTGATACGCACTTTGGTGCGCGGGGTGATTCTGCGGTTCTTTATACTGCGATGGAAGAATTCTATCAGCATGTTTTTTGGCCTGCGATAGATGCTGAAGGCAATGTAAAAACTCTTCTGCATCTGGGGGATGTCACGGATCGCCGTAAATATATCAACTATCAAACACTTTCATTCGCAAAGCACATGTTTTTTGAACCCGCACGAGAGCGTGGGATTATGGTGCATTGGGTATTGGGAAATCATGACTTACCGTATAAGCACAGCCTTCAATTATCAAGTCATGAAGCTTTTCGCGAATATGAGAATGTGCGTATCTATCAAGACGCAACAATAATTCAGGTAAATGATGTGCCAGTATTGCTGGTACCCTGGCTATGTGACGAGAATATGAAATCCGCTACCAAAGCAATTGCTGCTTTTGATGGCACAGTAGTAATGGGTCATTTTGAATTTCAGAATTTCGAAATGTTCCGTGGTATTCTAAACACGCACGGAATGCCTATCGACGAGTTTCAACATTTTTCATTGGTACTCTCAGGGCACTATCATCATAAATCATCGAAAGGAAATATTCATTATCTCGGATCACCCTATCAGATGATTTGGAGCGACCACGGTGATGCTCGTGGTTTTCATTGGTGGACACCGGAGACACATCAACTGGACTTTGTTGAAAACTCCTATGGTTTGTTTTATAAGTTTACCTATGATGATGCTAATCAATCCGGCATGTATGTCAATGAATTACTGAACACAATGACCCGTGCTAATATTACACAGAAAATCGTAAAGGTTATCGTGAAACAGAAAACACAGCCGGTGTGGTATGATACTTTTGCAGATGCCGCACTGAAGCTGGGCGCTCACGATTTACAATTTGTTGATGACACAGCATGGAGCGGTGTGGATTTTGATGCAGTCGAACATGACCATGCTCTTGACACACTTACTTTAATTCACAAATATGTGGAAAGTTTGCCGTGGGCGAATTCATGCATTCAGCACGATGTAACTACCTTGATGTCGGATTTATATCAAGAGGCTACCGATCAAGCTAAAACCGTGGCGAGACATTAATTATGTTGAGGTTTGAAAAAATTAAATATAAAAACTTTCTTTCCACTGGGAATGCGTGGAATAGTTATAACTTCAATACGCATTCGCACACCTTAATTGTAGGCATCAACGGTGCGGGTAAGACTACCATTCTCGATGCATTGTGCTTTGTGTTATATGGCAAACCATTTCGGAACATCAATAAGCCAACGATTGTTAATTCCGTGAATGAAAAAAACTTAGTCGTGGAAATTGAGTTCTTTACTCAGAATAATTCTTATCTTGTGCGTCGAGGTATCAAACCGAATGTATTTGATATTGTTTGTAACGGTATCGCCATTCCTGAGTTTCCATCACTTGGAGAGATGCAAGATTATCTTGAAAAATATATTTTGAAATGCAACTTCAAAGCATTTACACAAGTTGTCATTCTCGGCGCCTCGTCTTATGTGCCGTTTATGCGGTTGACGCCACAAGCTCGACGAGAAATTTTGGAAGACGTGTTGGACATTGAAGTTTTTTCGTCCATGCAATCATTAGTCAAAGAGAAATTGTCACAGACTAAAGACGCAATTGGTACGGCGCAACATACAGTGCAGATGATTGAATCACAACTAATACTTGTCAAAAATTATGAAGAACAGTGGGCGCAACAGCAGCAGGAAAAACGAACTCTTATAGAATCGCAGATTGCAAATAACGAAATTGCTTCACAGCAATTACACGAAGAGCGAAATACACCGATTGAAAATGAAAAACAAATGCAAGAGATGGTCGAAAAGATGTCAGCATGGCAAGAAAAGCACACGAAGGCTACGAAGCTAGTTGCACGGTTTGCAACAGAACGTCAGCATCTCTCACATAGTCATACGTTTTTCAAAGATCATGACCAATGCCCAATGTGTACACAAATAATTGATGAGGGGTTGAAAACGGAGAAACTTGTGGATACGGAAGCGGCACTTATACGGATTGATAATGATTATAAAGAAGCTCAACAAATTGTTGTAAAGCTTGACAAACGATTGGAACGCGCAAGAGAGGCGCAAAAACAACTCCAAACCATTGAAGTGAAACGCAAGCAGATCGAAGAACGCATCAACTCACTGTCGAATGATACCAAACGGCTTATGATAGAGCGAGATCATACCTTTGATGCACCTCCACCTCCACCTACCGAGATTGATGATATAGACGCCGCGCAGAATACGGTAGCGACCTTGGTGTATCAGAAGCAAGTGCAAGAACATGCGAACGCATTATTAAAAGATACTGGTATTCGAACTCGCGTCATTCAGCAGTATTTGCCCGTCATTAATAAGTGGGTAAATCATTATCTGTGGGCATTGAACTTTCCGATTCAGTTTACATTGAGCGAACAGTTTGAAGAAACTATTAAGAGCCGTCATCGCGATGTGTTTTCATATGAAAACTTTTCTGAAGGTGAAAAACGACGCATTGATTTAGCGTTGGTGCTTACATGGCGTGCCATTGCTCGTATGAAAAATAGCGTTTATACAAACTTGTTACTGTTTGATGAGGTTTTTGATAGTTCGTTAGATATGTCAGGCACCGAAGATTTTCTAGCATTGCTTCATACGCTAGGCACTGATACAAATGTATTCGTCATTTCGCACAAAACTGATGCTTTGATTGATAAGTTTCCGCACGTAATTAGTGTGTCGAAAGAAAAGGGCTTTTCAGTTGTAAGGCCTCTGTAATATGCGAACCGTTTGTTTACTCACTGCTGGTCTTGGTATTCGCATGGGTCGATATGCGAATCTTACAAATAAATCGTTGCTTCCCGTAAAAGGAAAAGCGATTATCTCGCATATCATCTGTCAGTATCCACAAACACAAACTCGATTTATCGTTGCGTTGGGCTATAAAGCGAGTCTCGTACAGGCGTATTTGAATTGGGCGCATCCGCATCATATGATTGAGTATGTGCATATCGATAACTTCGCTGAACCAGGCGCAGGGCCGGCTTATTCGTTACGTCAGTGTCAATACACGATTGGACAAGAAGAATTTACGGTCATTGCTTGTGATGGTTATTATGAATGTCTCGCTAGTATTCCTACGGGTCGGAATGTGCTCGGAGTTGCGCACGTCGCCAAAGATCAACAAGCCATCTATTGTAATGTTTACGTGCAGGACGGCCGTGTAGTAGAAGTATATGATAAACAACACTCGGATCGTACATCTGTTGCCGCATGTGGGGTTTGGCATATTCATGACACAGCACAGTTTTTTCGTCAATTACAAGGTTCAGAATTATCAAGTGGGTTCACAGGATTATCAATGGACGCGATTGAGATTGGTTGGCGCGACCTTGGATCAGAATCCTTTTATGATACGTTTATAGACGAACAGTATGGCTCGGAGTCGTTTGACTATAGCAAGGATAATGAATTACTATACATGTTACAAGTACAAGGATCAGCTGATCCCCATCGCCGTGTAATTAAATTTTTTGGGGACACACACATCACCGAGCACCGGCTGCTTCGAGCACAAGGACGCCCTTATTTTCCTGTTATTGACGATGAGCAGGATGGTATGTATACCTATCGGTTTGTGTCTGGCACGACTTTCTATGAACGAAATACATTTGCGTTATTTAAAGGACTGTTAAATTGGCTGGAAACCTTTTTTTGGAATTCACATCCTCCGAACGTGTCATTGTCCTCGGCAGATTGCCATGCATTCTATTGGAACAAGACATACGAACGACTCGTACAGTTTAAGCAAAAGTACCCGTTCTATGCTCCGTTGATAATTAACGGACGATCAATTACACATTCCATTGATCGTTATCTCGATCAGCTTGATTGGAAACGACTATGCGAAGTAGACCTTGATCAACGAACAGCATTTATTCATGGCGATTTGCAGTTTGATAATATCGTGTATACGCCCACGGGAGATATTTGTTTGCTTGATTGGAGACAGGACTTTGCAGGTCAACTATGGTATGGTGATAGGTATTACGATATTGCCAAACTCATGGCAGGCATGATTGTAAATCACGATTTAATTAAACGCCGAGCATTCTTCTTTGAAGAGACTGAACAGAATACGCACATCGTTTTTGATATTCCTGAACGTCCGATGCATCGTCTTATGCGGCAACAACTCAAGACACGTTATCCTGATAATATGATCGACGATATCGTGACACTCATTTTTTTGAATATGGCACCACTACATCGACCACCATATGACCGCTTGTTGTTTTGTTTAGCGCTTCATCGATTTGCGAGAATATGATATACTATGATTGTGTATCCATTTACAACTCCTTCTACTTATAGTGATTGTCATTACACCACAAATAGAGCCTTGTTAGCGAATTCGTCCGTCAACGTCACGTTTGCGGAAGTGCTACAAATGGATGATTCTGCGTGGGTGGCCTGGTTGGAACGCGTGCGACATGCTATTTTAACGTCGTGGAATACGCACCACGTGCCACCACGTATTGGATTAACGGATGCTGAGTTAGCGCATGAATGGGATAAATTTGTTGCCTCGGATGCGTCAACAACGTGGGTGTCGTGTGATGACGGGGTGGAAGGATTATCCGCACCACCAGCCAGTCATGCGATGATTTCGCAATGGTTTCCCACCATGATGAAGACACGCATTACCTACTCCGACAAAAAAGAGGGCATCAGTATTTACGATATGTTCGCTGAGGATGCAGTGTGGGCCCGCTATCGCACGTCGTATGCCACGCGACACTTTCGA